CACCCGGACGCGACTCCGGTGGACGTCCGCTGCCCGAGTTGGCAGTAGTCCAAACCTTGCCGATGGCAGACCAGACACCCGAGCCACCAGCGATGCTGGGACCCGACGGTCTGCAACTCTGGAACCGAGTCTGGGATGCCGCAATCACTTGGCTTTCCCCACAATCGGATCGCGACGCCATCGAGAACGCCGCCAAGCTCGCCGACGTTGTCGCAGCGGCGCGGACGAAATACATGGCCACCCTCGAGGCGGTCGACGCCCGAGCTTATGTCTCGGTCAATAAGGCCTTCACGGATTCCCTCGCTTCACTTGGGTTCGACCCAGTCAGCCGCTCCAAGCTCGGCGTTGCCGAAGTCAAGCGCGTCTCTGCCATAGATCAACTATTGGCGAAACGAGAGAAGCGAAGCTAATGGCAAAAACCAAGGGGACGCAAGGTTGGCCGCCGCGCTACATCTCGCCGCTCTCACCCGCGGAATTCAAGAGGAGTCGCGGCGACAACGTTATAGATTTTTCAGAAGCTCTCTGCTCGATTACGAAAGACTCGGTTGCTGGCGCCGCTGGCGAACCGCTGATATTTCGTGAATGGCAAAAGAATCTGACCAAGGGTTTATTCGCAGAGAAATCTGACGGAACCTTAAAACACAAAACGGCACTCATTGGATTGCCGCGAAAGAATGGAAAGTCCGCTTGGCTTTCCGCACTGGCATTGGAGCACCTTGTTCTAGGTCCCAACGGTGGCGAAACGTACTCGTGCGCTGCCGAAAAAGAACAAGCCAAAATCGTCTTCGGCACAGCGAAGCGAATGGTGGAAATGCAGCCCGAATTAACAGAGATTCTCGACGTATATCGAGACGCTATCTACAATCCAAAGACCGGTTCGGTCTATCGGGCTCTATCCGCAGAAGCGTTCACTAAGGAAGGTTTATCGCCGACCTTCGTGGCCTTCGATGAATTACACGCACAACCTAATCGCGAGCTGTTCGACGTTATGTCCTTGGCGATGGGTGCTCGACGTGAACCATTATTGGTGGCTATCACCACCGCTGGGGTCAAGGTCGACCCGACAGGCAAGGATTCGCTCTGTTATCAACTGTATGAATACGGCAAGCGAGTAGCCAGCGGAGAAATCAAGGATCCAAGTTTTTATTTTGCTTGGTGGGAAGCGAATCCAGATGCAGACTTCAGGACGCCAGAGGCGTGGGCTTCTGCTAATCCCGGTTTTGATGACATTGTGTCTGCTGATGATTTTGCGTCGGCAATACTTAGAACACCAGAAGCAGAGTTTAAGACCAAACGACTAAACGTCTGGACCTCAACATCCGACGCTTGGCTTCCCCACGGATCATGGGACGCGTGCTACCGCGAGGGAGACCTCGAAGAAGGCACCAAGGTTGTCCTCGGATTCGACGGCTCGTTCAACGGTGACTGCACTGTCATCGTGGCAGTAACGTGCGAAGAAGTTCCCCACATCGTTCCGCTGAACGTCTGGGAGAAACCCGATGAAGCTGGCGCCGATTGGCAAGTTCCGGTTCTGGAAGTCGAAGACGCCATCAGAGACGCTTGCAAGCGATTTGAGGTCGTTGAAATAGCTTGTGACCCTTATCGTTGGGCAAGAACATTTCAGGTCTTAGAAGACGAAGGATTGCCAGTGGTGACCTTCCCACAGACGGCCTCAAGAATGACACCAGCAACGACACGCTTCTATGAGGCAGTCGTGAATCACCAACTTTCCCACAACGGCGACCCTAAACTTGCCCGACACATAGGCAACGCCACACTCCGCGTCGACCAACGCGGCTCACGACTCTCCAAGGAAAAGCGCGGATCTACTCGGCGCATCGACTTGGCAGTGTCATCGGTCATGGCCTTGGAACGCGCCGTCTGGTGGCACGCACAAGGCGACTATCTACCCGCCGCATTTAATCTCTGGAATCTGGAAGGAAACGGAAATGAAGCTCAATTTGGACTTAATTACGACCGTTCTTGAAATCGCGGCTATCGGTCTCATCGTTTCCGGAATTGCAGTTCTCCTTGGAACCGGAGCTGGCTTGATTTCAGCTGGCGTCGGCCTTCTCGCTCTCTCCTATCTAGCATCGGCAGGTAACGCATGAGTCTTCTCCGTCGTGGAATTGTTGGACGTTACCCACAATTCAACAACTATGTCGCTCCGCTCTCTCAGCTCTACGGTCAGACCAACATCACATCGTCTGCCGGCGAGCGCATCGACGAATGGTCAGCGCTAGGAATCTCCGCCGTCCTCGGTTGCGTCTCATTATTGGCTGACACCGTTGCATCGTTGCCACTTCGCGCATATCGCATCAAAAACGGCAAGCGCGTTTCTGTCGACCTTCCCGACATCTTGATGAACCCTGATCCAGAGTCGAATTGCTACGAGCTCATTCACCAGATCATGACTTCCATGACTCTCCACGGCAACGCGTACATCCACATCGACCGCGACCGTGCCGGCAACTCCATCGGCTTGGTTCCGTTGCACCCTTATCAGATGCAGGTTCTTCCTACTGGTGACCAGATTGGCCGTAAGTATCTCCACCTCGGCAACGACATCGACTCACAAGATTTGCTTCACCTTCGTTGGCTGACTCCACCACAATCCTTGGTCGGCGTTTCACCGATGATTCAGAACCGTAACCTCATCGGTATCGCGATGGCTATGGATCGCCACATCGCTCAATTCTACGGCGAAGGCGCAACACCATCATCGGTCATCGAAACCGACCAGAAGTTGACTCGTGAACAAGCCGCGACAATCCGCGACACCTTCATGCAGACCCACCGCCGTCACCGCTTGCCTGCCGTCTTATCTGACGGATTGAAGTGGAAGCCAATTACATCCTCGGCCGCTGATCAGCAGATGATTGAAACCCGCGAGCAGTTGATTCGCGATATTGCCCGCGTCTTCCGTATTCCTAGCCATTTGATTATGGCTTCTGGCGATAACCAAACCTATGCAAACGTCGAACAGCAATCGTTGAATTTCTTGACTCACACGATTATGCCGTGGCTTCGTCGCTTGGAAGTTGGATTGTCTCGACTATTCCCAGAGGGAACCGACGTCGTATTCGACACTTCACACCTTCTCCGCAGCGATGCGCTCTCACGCGCCAAGGTCAACGCGCTTCATATCGCGATGGGAGCTAAGACTCCAAACGAGGTTCGCGTTCAAGAAGGATACGAAGAATACGAAGGCGGCGACGTCTTCAATCAGGGACTTGCTGGCAACATCACCGCGGGCGGCGAAATGCCAAACCTCGGAGTCGATGGCAGCGAGCAGATGCCAATCATGGGAGTGGTTGAATAAATGGCTGAAACATTCCGCGCACCGAAGTCAGTCCAGAGCGAAGTCACCGAGAATCGTGGCTTGGCGGCTGCCGAGAAAATTCAGTCAGCACTGTCTCTCGAAGACGTCATCGAGATTCGTCAATCTTGGCAAGGGGAAAACGGTCGCGAATGGGCGAACCGAATTTCGGCAAGCGTGGAAGAACGCGCTGCTCAACTCACGAAAGGCTCAACAACTATGAGTGAAATCCGGGATGGAATTTACGGAGCAGATGCTTACGGAGTACCCCACAGCATTCTCGCCGCTGACGCGTCAATAGATGCAGCGCAGGATTTACTACAACAGATTATGAATGACGACCCAGTCGCGGCTCAGGCCTTCCACCTTCTCGTGGCAGCCGACCTCGCTCTGGATCCAGTCATTAAAGCCATGGGATTGTCTGACCCAGATGAAGATGAAGCAGACGGCGAAGAAAACTCAGCCGCCATCTTGGATCAAGAAACGACAGACGACCCAGCTACAAAGATGCTTCCACGCTCTGCCACCGGCGCTGCTGGACTTCCCCTCGCCCCACGCGACACCACATGGGACGCATCAGAAGCCGACAAGCGCGTTCAAGAATATGCGGGCGGCAAGGATGACATGGATTGGGCAAAGTACGGCAAAGCATTCTTCTATGTCGACGAATCCGACAAGGAAAAGCTCGGCTCCTACAAGCTCCAATTCGCTGACGTTATCGACGGAGAATTAAAGGCAGTCCCCAAGGGAATCTTCGCTGTCGCTGGCGTTCTCAACGGCGCTCGCGGTGGAGTCGACATTCCAGAGGCCGACCAAGATGCCATTAAGTCCAAGGTTGAGGATTACTACTCAGCTATGGCGAAAGAATTTGACGATGAAGACATCAAGGCGCCATTCGAGGATCGCGCAGCCGCGGCTCGCATCGGAGAAGGCACTTACGTCTCATGGCCAACAAGCAAGGGACGCGCTCGCGGCAAAGTTGAGAAGGTCATGACTCGCGGCACGGCAACATCATCCGATGGCTACTCCATCGAGGGGACAGCTGACAACCCTGCATTCCACGTTCGCGTTTATCGCGAGCAAGGAAACGGCTGGGTGGCCAGTGATCAGGTCAACGTTCATCGTGCGAATTACTTGACCATCATCAAGCCACTTCAATCCCCAAGGAGCGCCGACATTTCTATGGTCGAAGAACGCAAGGCCGCAATCCGTACCGCTGAACGCATTACCATGACAACCGAGCTTCGTGCCGTTGGTCAGGATGATGAGAATTTCAAGATTGCTGGCTATGCCGCAACCTTCAACTCAGAGGCAACCGGACTCAACTTCCGCGAAATGATTGCACCCGGCGCATTCACCCGCACCCTGCAATCTGACAATCCTGTCTTTTTTCTTATCAACCACGACACCGAATCGCTTCCACTGGCATCAACCCAGTCGGGAACCCTTCGCCTGTCAGAAGACAGCACCGGACTTCGCATGGAAGCCGACCTCGACATGAAAAACCCACGCGCTCAAGAATTGGCATCAGCCATCGAGCGTGGAGATGTCAACAAGATGTCATTCGCCTTCTCGGTTGCCGATGGCGGCCAAACAAAAGAAGACGGATTGCGTACCCTGACGGATCTCGACTTGTTCGAGGTTTCAGCCGTCACATGGCCAGCGTATGACTCAACAACCCTGTCACCACGCAGCGCCGATGCAGCACTGGACGCCGAGGATCTTGAAATCCGCAAGCGCCAGCTCGCAGCAAAGTTCAACCAGTATTCCTTACGCCACAAGCGATAAGGCATAACCCTCGGCGCATCAGCCCCGACGGTCCTTCACCCACATCCTAGAGAAAGGGACTCAATGTCTCTATCAGATAAGCTCAAGGAGCAGCGTGATGCAGCAGTAGCAGAGGCAGACACACTCCTCGCGGCTGATGCAGCAACTCCAGAAATCTTGGACGCTGTTGCTGAAAAGCACTCAGAAATCGAATCTCTTGATGAGCGCATCGCAACTGTAGAAGCTACAGAAAAGCGTGCCGCTGCAATCAAGGAATCTCGCACAGAAAACAACGTCAAGGTCTTCGGCGGCGCAACAGTAACTCGCGAAGCTATGACCTACGACAAGGACGGCCGCAATTCATTCGTTCGCGATATGATTGGCGCACAGCTTCGCAACGACTCCTCATCATGGGAGCGCTTGAACCGTCACGCAGCAGAAGTCGCAGTTGAATCTCGCGACATCGGCTTGACCAACGGTACCGGTGGAGACTTCGTACCACCTCTCTACCTCATCAACGAATACGCAGAGTTCGCTCGTGCTGCTCGTGTAACCGCTGACTTGACAACCAACATGGCTCTGCCAGCTGGTACAGACAGCATCAACATCCCAGCAATTACTCTCGGTTCTAAGACTGCATTCCAGAACCCAGACAACTCTGCAACAACAATCCGCGACATGGTTACCTCAACAGTAACCGCACCAGTCCGCACCATCTCAGGTTACGAGAACGTCTCGATTCAGCTTGTCGAGCAGTCTCCACTTGCAGGCGGCTTGGATCGCATGGTCTTCGGTGACCTTATGGCAGATTACGCGTTGCAACTCAACGCTGCTGTCGTTGGTACCGGCGACGGAACGTCAGGCACACTTAAGGGCTTCATCACCCTTGGAACCGACACCACAAACGGAATCCCAACCACATGGACCGAGACAACACCATCAGCTGTTGGTGGACTCAAGGCCATGGCCGCTGGTATCAGCCAAGTTGTAACTAACCGTTACAAGGACGTTGAAGCCATCGTTATGCACCCATCGACTTGGTACTGGTTGTCAGCTCAGGTTGACGGACAGTCTCGTCCGCTTATTGTTCCTACCGCTGCTGGCCCATTCAACGCCAACGGTGTGAACAAGGCTCCGGGCGCATCAAAGGGTCTCGTTGGAACAATCCACGGTGTACCTGTCTACGTCGATGCAACCATCACAAAGACCTACGGCTCATCAACAAACCAGAGCCCAATCTTGATCGGTAAGTTCTCAGATTCTTACTTGTTCGAGTCAGGCGTCAAGACCCGCGTACTTCCAGACGTATTGTCAGCAAACTTGACAGTCCGTTTCCAAGTCTACGGTTATGTCGCTCTTGCACACCGTTTCGCGAAGGCTGTCACAGCCGTCACCGGAACCGGTGCTGTTGCACCTTCTGGCTACTAATAGCTAGAGTCGTGGCGCTGGCTCTGCCTTCGGGTAGAGTCGGCGCACCGACACACTTACTGGGGGAAATATGAAATCCATTTTTTTAGAAGGCTTGAAATCAGCCCGAGAAATTGTTCAGAACGATGGCATTTCCAAGCTCGATGATCTTATTTCCGAGCTAGAAGGCCAATACCGCGAAACCGCAGCGGTAACACCAATGGCGGAAACCCGATGAAGTCCAAGGACAAAGTCTGCATCGGAATGATTAACGATGGCAAAATCAACGCACAACTTGTCATCGACTTGATCCATATCGCACGCCAACGCCCCGAGCGTTTTGACGCATTCGTCCAAGTCTCGAATTCAGGACTTATCGCCCGCTCTCGCAACATCCTCGTCAAGAATTACCTCGCGCAGACTGACGCGCCGTGGCTTCTCATGATGGACGCAGATGAGCGCCTCACAGTTCCCAACTTCGACAAGCTGATTGACACCGCTCACGACAAGGAGCGTCCAGTTGTCTCAGCTCTTGTCTTCGCCGCATTCTTCAATGACGATGACCATCTTCGTCCGGTACCGACCATCTACAACGAAATCGAAGGTCGTGGATTGGTCCCGCTTGACGATTATCCCGAGGATTCAGTCATCAAAATTGACGCATCGGGTACTGGTTGCCTACTGATTCACCGAAGCGTGTTGCTGAAATTGCAAGAAGAAACGACAGCCCATCAAGGCAAGGATTGGGCATGGTTCGTCGATGGAGCTATCAACGGTCAATGGTTCGGCGAGGATTTACTATTCTCCAAGCGCCTTGCATCGTTAGGAATTCCACTGCACTGCAACACTGGCGCAATCTTGGCCCACAAAAAAGATTTTTGGCTCGATAACCGCCACCATCTACCATTTCGCGAACAAGCACTAAACCCCGAGAAGTAAAGGCTAGAATCAGCGTTCCCCCCTGACGTTGATTCTAGCCCCCAACAATTAAGGAGAAACCGTGACGACACAGTATCCCAACGGAATTGACACATTCGTCAACCCACAGGCAACGGATACTCTCGATTCGTCTACCGTTCCCCACGCAACGGAGCACGCTAATGCGAATGACTCGATCCATGCGATTGAAACGGAACTCGGAACGAATCCGAAAGGTTCCAAGGCATCGGTTAGAGCACGTCTTGACGCTGTTGACAGCACAATATCTACGATTTCCCTCACGACTGGGCCGACTGGTCCAACAGGCCCCACAGGTGCAGCTTCAACAGTCACCGGACCCACAGGACCAACAGGACCCACAGGCGCCGCTTCAACCGTAACTGGACCGACTGGCGCAACTGGCGCGACTGGACCAACAGGCCCGACTGGTGCCACTGGCGCAGCTTCTACAGTGACAGGACCTACCGGAGCCACTGGCCCCGCTGGTGCTGTTGGTGCGACTGGACCCACTGGTCCTGCTGGCGCTAACGGTTCGGTTGGTTCGACTGGCCCAACGGGTGCGACTGGTCCAACTGGTCCCACGGGTCCGATTGGCGATAAATATCAAACCTCATCGACAACATCGGTCACACTTCCAGTCAGCGGATCACAGACCATCACTATTGGCACAGGCCTTCAATATTCCGTGCAACAGTCCGTCATCGTTGCTAATACGACATCGGCATATTTCATCGGTGACGTTGTCAGCTATAACTCGGCAACTGGCGCACTTGTTCTGACTGTCACTAAGACCGTCGGCACTGGCACATTCACATCATGGACAGTCAACCTCGATGGTGCTGTCGGTGCTATCGGTGCCACTGGCCCAACTGGACCAACTGGCGCAGCTTCAACTGTTACCGGACCAACTGGCCCAGCGGGTGCGATTGGTGTAACGGGACCGACTGGCCCAGCAGGTGCAGCTTCAACTGTCACTGGACCGACGGGTGCGACTGGACCGACGGGTGCGACTGGACCGACGGGTGCGACTGGTGCGGCTTCGACTGTCACTGGCCCGACGGGTCCGACGGGTGCGACGGGTTCAGCTTCAACGGTGACTGGTCCTACGGGACCGACGGGACCAACGGGCGCAGCTTCAACGGTTACTGGACCAACGGGACCAACTGGCGCTGGATATTCTGGCGTCGCTTCTCTCACTTCGATCACGATTGCAACTGGATCTCAGACCTTCACGCTTGCTGGTTCATATCAAGGCGCTTATATCGTCGGCCAGCGAATCCGCGCCATTTATCCAGTATCGCCAACGAATTACATGGAAGGCGTCATCACTTCCATCAACACAACGACCTTGGTTCTCAATGTCGACACCATCGGCGGGTCGGGAACGCTGGCAATCTGGAATTTCGCCGTTGCTGGTCTAGTTGGTGCCACTGGTCCGACTGGTCCAACAGGCGCGGCTTCAACGGTTACTGGTCCAACTGGTGCCACTGGCCCGACTGGACCCACAGGCGCAGCCTCAACCGTCACTGGACCGACAGGCCCCACCGGACCAACAGGCGCAGCTTCAACGGTTACTGGTCCCACTGGACCGACTGGTGCGACTGGAACGGCGGGAGCTACTGGCCCAACAGGACCAACTGGTGCATCGGGCGCGACATTCATCGTCAATTACGTCGACGGTGGTTCGTCAAACAATCCTGACATAATTTACGACGCGGGTGCTAGTGGTAGCACATCATCGTCTTGGACTTATACAATCGACGCTGGCGCTTCAACGGTCAGTTTCTAACTTAGGAGAAATCAATGACAACACGCCTACAACAACGCCGTGATACCGCCGCTAACTGGACATCAAACAATCCAACGCTGGCAACTGGTGAAATCGGATATGAAACCGATACCTCGTTCTTCAAGATCGGCAACGGATCAACCGCGTGGACTTCACTTGCCTACGCTAATGGCGTAACTGCTACGGGAACCGCAACGCTAACCAACAAGACTCTCACCAACGATTCTTTCATTGGCGCTCTTGAAAACGCAAATGTCGTGGCTTCTGCCGCTACTGGCACAATTAACATCGACACCATCACCTCAAGCGTGTGGTATTACACGACCAACGCCTCAGCCAACTTCACCTTGAACATCCGAGGCAACTCAGGAACCGCCCTTAACACTTTGCTCGCAACTTATCAATCGATCACAGTCGTATTCCTCAACACCAACGGATCGACCGCTTACTATCCAAGCGCCTTCCAAGTTGACGGCAACGCAATCACTCCTAAGTGGCAAGGTGGAACCGCGCCGACTGGCGGAAATGCATCAGCAATCGATGCCTTCTCCTATACAATTATCAAAACGGCATCCGCGACTTTCACTGTCCTTGCCTCCCAAACCAAGTTCGCCTAAACCAAGGGGAGAGTCATGTCACCAATTCTGGGATTGTTCGCCGGGCTTGCAGCTCGCGGATATGGAGAGACTTCTTATGTCGCGCCAAAACCCGTCGTGACGGGTGGAACGCTGACTTCAGATTCAACTTATTATTATCGAACATTCACTTCTAATGGAACTTTGTCGGTCAGCGTATTGCCTTTGACTTGCGATTATTTAGTCATCGGTGGAGGCGGTAGTGGAGGAACTCGTTTCGGTGGCGGTGGTGGTGCTGGTGGATATTTAGAATCAACGGGATACACTGCTTCTGTTGGAAGTTATTCGATCACTATCGGCGCTGGTGGTGCAGCTCAGACATCCAACAGCGCAAATGGTAGTGCTGGCACATCTACTTCTTTCAATTCATTCACATCTGCTGGCGGCGGTTATGGAGCAGCTAACGGAATCGGTGGAAATGGTGCTTCTGGCGGCGGCGGTTCAGTATCGGGAAGCGCGGGCGGAACAGGTACTGGTGGCACAGTAGGACACAATGGTGGTTCTGGCGGAACTGGCGGAAACGTTTATAGTGGTGGTGGTGGTGGTGGTGCCACAGGAAACGGTCAAAGTGGTGATGCGGGTAAAGCAGGCGGCGCGGGAACGGCATCTAGTGTCGGCGGCGGCGCAACCTATTCAACAGGTGGCCAAGGTGGCGCATATTATGAAACAACTGTTGGCGTGAATGGCGCGGCCAATTCGGGTAACGGCGGCGGCGGTGCGGGTGGAGATACAAATATTTCTGGCTCTGGTGGTTCTGGAGTTGTCGTAATTCGTTATTTGAAATCGGCGGTGTAATCATGTCACATTGGGCTGAAATCGATAAAGACAACAAAGTGCTTCGCGTATTAGTCGGAGACAATAACGACCCAGCAGGCGACGAAGGCTATCAATGGCTCGTTGATAATCTTGGTGGCTTTGAATGGATCAAGACTTCTTACAACGCGTCAACAAATGGCTTTCGCAAGAACTACGCTGGCATTGGATATACCTACGATCCGGCAAAGGATTGGTTCGTAGCACCTCAGCCTTATCCATCATGGGTTCTCAATGATGAAGCACAATGGGAAGCGCCAACACCAATGCCAACAGACGGCAAGCTCTACCAATGGGTTGAGGCTGACCTTAACTGGCAGCTAATCCCAGACGCACCAACAGCGTAATCGCCATCAGGGGCATCGTTGAAAATCGCCGTCTACACCATCGCTCTGAACGAAGCCCAATTCGTCGAGCGTTGGTATCAGTCGGCGCGTGAAGCGGATTATCTCTACATCCTCGACACAGGATCCACAGATGACACCGTGGAGATTGCCAAGAAACTTGGCATCCACACAAGCACCATCACCGTCAAGCCGTGGCGATTCGACCACGCACGACAGGCATCACTCGACGCCTTGCCCGATGACATCGACTACGCCATCGCCTTAGACATGGACGAAGTCCTGCAACCGGGCTGGCGCCAAGCCCTCGAATCGGTCCCAGAAGGCACCACACGGCCTCGATATTCCTACACATGGTCATGGTTGCCCGACGGCTCGCCAGACCTCGTCTACGGCGGCGACAAGATTCACGCCCGCCACGGATACCAATGGCGACATCCAGTCCACGAAGTGCTGACGCCACTGGGTGAGGAAAAACAGGAGTGGATTAAGCTCGAGATTCACCACCACCCGGACACGACCAAGTCACGCGGTCAATACTTTCCACTTCTCAAGTTGGCTATCGAAGAAGACCCCGACGATGACCGGAATGCGTTCTATTACGCCCGCGAGTTGTATTTCCACTCTATGAACGATGAAGCCATCAAGGAATTTCGTCGACATCTTGCACTGCCTCGAGCAGTCTGGGAGCCAGAGCGTGCAGCTTCAATGCGCTACTTGGCCAAGCTCGAACCACACAATCGCGAGCGCTGGCTACTTCGGGCGATTGCAGAAGCTCCCGAGCAACGCGAAGCTCGATGCGAATTGGCGGAGTATTACTACACCCAGAAGCTATGGCCTCAATCCTATGCGGCGGCTCTTTCCGCTCTTGCGATTACCGACAAGTCGTTGTCCTATCTCTGCGAGTCCGATGCGTGGAGTTGGTTGCCTCATGATCAAGTCGCAATCGCCGCGTACAACATGGGACTTCATCGGGTGGCGTTAGAGCACGGACGCCTTGCTGTCCAATTTGCCCCATATAATGAACGACTGGGGGAGAACCTGATCCATTACGAAGGAGCCGCCCAATGAGCGCAAGCAGCATGAAATCCCATGTCGGCAAAGCTCCCAGCATGACCGAACGCCAATCAACTGCGTCGGGAACGGTTCACTTTACTTATAACTCGTCAGGCGTTAAATATAACCAACACGGATTTTCCTATAATTATTCGGCCTATCGCGGCAACATGAATTCTCACGTCTCCAATGCACCTTCTATGAAAGGCAGATAATGGCCTCAACTTTTGACCTCGGAAGTCAGGTTCCGCTCGGAGTCACGATTACCGATTCCAACGGTAACAACGCCAACGCCACCACTGTCGTTGCCACCATTACCTTGCCAGATGGCACCACTGTCACTCCTAGCGTTACCAACTCAGCTACCGGACTTTATGACACGGTCTATACGCCATCTCAGACTGGCCGTCACCTCGTTGCATGGTTGGCGACAGGATCTAATGCGTCCTCATAT